TGTTGTGCTACCTCTGCTGAGTGGGTCAATCCAGTTCAACCATTCCTCAAAGATACGAATAGTATTATATTCTTTATCAACATAGAAAGTCAAATCGAAGTCAGCATAGATTCTACGCATCGGGAACCTTTCAAGAATCCCCTGACGACTACCGGCTTCCTCTGCCATATCAAAAGATGATCCTGGTAAGGAAGCATCAGAACATAGAAAGTCATATGTTTCCTCTGTAGATTTGGATTGCCTAAACAATCCACACCTAGTGAGGTATCTATTTAAAGGACCAATGCCACTCTGTCGAATAGAAGAACGTCCAAGATTCAATGACACCATAAATTGGGACGTTTGGGACAACCCACCAAAGGTTTCTTGAACATCATTTATCTTCTTGTATAGAATCTCAGGCGAATATGTTGCCATCTAAATACTTTGAACTACTTATATACTATGTATGCCGTATAGTGGAAGGTATCTTCCATCAAATCCAAAGAAGTATGATGGAAATGCCAAAAATATAATTTACCGCTCCTTATGGGAGAGGAAATTTATGAACTACTGTGACTTAAATGAATCAGTGAAAGAGTGGCAATCAGAAGAGTTTTGGATACCATATGTCTCACCTGTAGATAAAAGAGTTCATCGATACTTTCCCGACTTCTTTATTAAGTACACAGATAAGACAGGTAAATTAAGAACAATGGTTGTTGAAATCAAACCTAAAAAACAGGTAGCACAACCAAATATGAATCCCAAGCGGAAGACTAAAGCATGGCAAAACTCTATCATAACCTGGTCGGTCAATCAAGCAAAGTGGAAAGCAGCACGAGAGTTCTGTGCTGACCGTAAGTTTGAATTCAAGATTATGACTGAAGACGATCTAGGAATCAAGTAATGGTAAGACGACGTGCTAAACGAAGACGCGCAGGCGGTCCTTCTTATGAAGAAGTAAAAGCACAGATAGATGCAAGAGAAGAAGCATCTAAAACTATTGGTCGAAGGATCATGGACCGGGCAGGTCAAGGTAAAGACCCCAACTGGTATGCAAATGAACTGTTCACTGAACTCCAACAGTATAGTGGTGACACAGGACCAGGTTCTCTATGTTTCTTCCAATATAATGCAAAAAGTCCTGATAGATATCCTTTCTATGATAGGAGACCCCTTGCTTACATCATTGAAATCACCGGCACCAGAGTCCTTGGTGCCAATTTACATTACTTAAATCCCTCACTCCGAGGACAACTTGCTGCTTCCTTGATAAATAAGAAACAAGTGGACTTTTCAATAGGTTATTCTAAACTTATACACAGTTACATTCCTGGTAACATGGGTGATATGTATGCTATTCCAGTTAATGGAAATGAATATAATGATGTGGCAAAATTAGTGACTGAAAATTTTGTAGATAAATCAGGAATATTTGTGAGTCCAGAAACAGCGTGGGACAGTATTTAAATGTCAGCAGTTAACACAGATGCAAAAGTACCTACTCTCCTCAGAGGAACTAATCTAATCAATACCGGTGGTTCAAGTAGTAACAATCAGGTAATGAGAGTAAGGGTTAATGGTAAGAGTCACTTTGTTCAAATCCGTTTGAATAAAGATGGTGGGTATGCTGCTGTTGCAGTTCAAAGAAATGAAATCGAGATCCAGGGTTCTCCCACACGAACCAATCCTTCAGGCATATCGAAATCAAAGGTTGATCGTCCTTGGGTATTATTTACTGTGAATGCTGATGGAGAAAGAACATATGGTGGTAAAGGTAGATCATATAATGTTTCGGGAGAGGGACAACTTGGTAATTTAGCAGGAGATCTTCTTCCAAATCAAGGGAAACTGGAAACAACTACAGAAACACAAGCATTAGCACAAATCGGTACAGCAACTGTAAATGGTGAAACAGTTACACTAAATGAATTTCAAGATCTAGCATATGTAAAAGCAAAAGTATTATCTAAATCAGCAGAAGATCCATTCTCAAGTAGGCAGGCGTTTGAAAGAGGTGTTGCAGATGCATTTATACCTGCACAATCACCGACAGCAGAAATAGAACTTGAAGTCACCCCACATAATGCAGAAGATACTTCAGATCCTGGCGACGTTAAAGAAACTGAAGAACAACCAGGAAACAATGATGGTGCAGCTGGTGCATCTGATGCAGCTGAACCTGGAGCAACTAATATTGCTCAAGAATTTGCTACAGAGGTTGGTGATAAAGCCAAAGGTTTTGTAGAAGCGATTGGTGACTTATTAGGAAACGCACCAATAACCCCCGAAGAGATTGCACAGTTTGATAAAATGTTTGCCGATGGTGGTGGAGATAAAATTCAAAACGGAATGTATCCACTTGATGCGAATTACGGAAATATTCGCGGACAGGATTACGTTACCATTGACCAGTTCATATATCAACCACCAAGAAGAAATCAAATCTTTGGCAGTACAATAGGAAATCTAACTAAAGGCAATCAAAGACTAACACCATTGAAAGAATTTGTGGCAATGGTAAAGTTGCCTATGCCAAATGATATCCAAGACTCCAATCAAATTTCTTGGGGTCCAGATAAGATGAATAATCTTTCTGCGGCAATCACTTCTGGTGTTATGCGGAACCCAGTATTGGTTGGAGGTATTGGAGCAGCTTTGGGTTCGGTCAATACAGGTTTAGGACAGATGAGTGCTCTGCTTGCAGCTGGTATGGCGCAATCTGGGGGTATCGATGGTAATGAGAGTGACATAGCAAAGGCGCAGGCAATTGCAAAGCAACTATCGTCTAGTCCGGGTGGTTCTACACTTTTGAAATCAAACCTGGGTTCTATGATGCTAGGTGCTATGGGTGTCAATGTTTCACCAGAGTCAATTCTTGCTAGAGGTTTCGGAGTCATTCCAAATAGTAATACAGAATTACTATTCGATAATATAAAACTGAGAACCTTTGAATTCAATTGGAGAATGAGTCCAAGAGATGAAAGAGAAGCACGGGAAGTGAAGAAAATTATTCGTTTCTTCAAGCAAGGAATGGCAGCAAAGACGATGACAAGTACAGCAGGTAAAGCGAGTTTATACCTAGGATCACCAAATGTTTTTAGACTTCAGTATCGTACTGCTGGGGGAGACATCATTGAAGGTGTGAATAGAATCAAACCTTGTGCTGTTGTTGGTACATCAGTCAACTATACACCAGATGGTCAATGGTCAGCATATGATGAAGGTCAACCAGTAAGTTGTACACTTTCAGTCAATATGAGTGAACTAGAACCTGTATATGCATCTGATTATAGTACGGATGTGATTGGGTCTAGAAAAAGTGGAACACACACTGGCAGTCGTTTAGGAGTTGCAGCGGATCTCTCAGAAGGAGCATTTGCAGATATCCCAACAGGTGAAGGAGATCTTTATCCAATTAAACCCACGGAGGTTGGTTACTAATGTCGTATTTCAAAGAGTTACCAGATATATCTGCTGTCTCATTATTACCAGGGAGACAGAGAAGTGATGAAAGAGTTCTAGTTAAGAATTTTTTCAAGAGAGCAAAACTTAGAACTGATGTTGATTATGCGATTACTGCCTTTGATATAAAAATGGTCAGAGAAGGAGACAGACCCGATACCATTGCTGCTGACGTATATAACGATCCAGAATTAGACTGGGTAATTTTGATCACTAATAACATTACCAATATAAGAAATCAATGGCCATTGAGTAATAATGATCTTCATGAATATATGTTGGATAAGTATGGTTCAGAGGCAGCACTTACAGAACCTCATCACTATGAGACTCCAGAAATTAGAGACCAATTCAACAGAACTGTTTTGAAAAAAGGACTTGAAGTTGATTCAGATTTCACATTTACATATGTGGGATTAGATAATAAAAATATAACCACAGATAAATCTACTTACGACGCTATACAAACAGAGAAGGATGCTAGTGACAACTTCGTTTATGATGAAACATATAGAAAGAGTTGGGTCTTATTAAATATTAAGGCAGCAGGTCCAGTCAGTAATTTTAAATATGAAACATTGAGGAATGATGCCAAGAGATTCATTCGTATTTTAAAACCAGCATTTGTTAGTGGTTTTATTTCAGATATGAGAAACATTATGAAGTATGAAACTTCTTCTCAGTATATCAATAGAACCACCAAGGCAACATACAACCCAAGAGAATCTGGGGTATAAAAAAACCCTCCTTTCGGAGGGCGTAAAGATCAGGAGTTGACCAGTTTAGCAAAGTAGTTGAGGGAGTCATCTTCCTCTTCTGTGTTGCTACTAGGTGTGATATCAGGATCATTGAATGATTTGCTGCGACCCTCACTCATGTCTTCATAGGAAGAACCAGCAGCACTGGGTTCAGAGTAATCGCCACGACGCTCACGTTCCCACTGTGCTTCTTGCTCTTGGGTCTCTTGGTCTTGCATCTTGGGAGTGCCCTTGAGTCCAAGAGCATACTGAAGACGCTTTTCAAGTGCAGCGTAGTCCTTGAAGTTCTTGGGATCAAGAAACTCGTTCAAGTTATGGAGACTATTGTAGATCTTCTCCAAACGGTCATCATCATCGAACAGTAGACTAGTCTTGTCAAACTCAGACTTGTCATAGTTCTGATAACCTTCAACCTTGCGGATCTTCAGTTTGAAGTTAGCACCCGTCCAGAAGTCAAAAGGATTGATTGGTTCTTCATCATCGAACTCAGGCTTCATTGCTTCCATGATCTTGTCATGGATCTTCTTACCGTACTTGTAGAGGAAGACTTTACCTTCGTTGTCGGGGTTAGCAGGATCGCTAACGACAAAGATGTTGCTGTAGTAGGACAACTTACGCTTTTGCTTACGTGCTTGATCCTTACCAGCATCAGTACCGTTGTTCCAAAGAGTAGAGTTATACTCAGAGATGGGGCACTTCTGTCCCAAAGTAGTCAAAGAATTCTCGATAAACCATCCACCTGGACCTTGGAATGCGTGAGTATAGACTCGTGCCCAAGGCAGTTCATTACCTTCTGCTTCAGGAAGGAAACGAATGACAGCGTAACCATTACCAGTCTTATCAACTGATGGTTTCCAGATACGCTCGTCTGCACCGTTACCTTTTTCGTTGAGTTTCTCGACAGACTTAATCAGTTTGTCGGTAAGGGAACCAGTGCGTGATTGCTTTTTAAGATTTGCGAAAGAC